CCACCACGCTCCACCGTGACAGTCGGCATATCGTGCACCACCAGCGTCCCTGCCTCATAGTCGAAGAAAGCAAGCGCTCCGTGCAAACCTGGGTCTATGCCAAGAATCATTGTGCTGTCTCCATGAACGCGGCGATCACTTCTGCCGCGACTTGCGGGACGATGGCATTGCCGTAGGCGCGCAGGCGTCCCACTCGGGCGGGAACCCCATGAGCCAGCAGACGAATGGAGGGTTCAACGCGCCGGGCTTTTCCGTCTGCGCCCGCAATCCAGTCACATTCTCCCCAAGCCCCAGCGCGTCTGTTGTTTCGGTCGTCAGTGACTTCTGCGAGCCCTTCGAGTCCCCCATCCTGCGCTGGTAGCCAAGCCGCGCTTCGTGAGCCATCGGCGTCGTCCAAAGGGCTGTCCGCATCACTACCTCGCCCAGATACAAAGGCACTGTGTTCTGGCCCGCGTTGCGCTTCCGAAACTCCGCGCATTTCGCCATCGTCTCTTCGCTGCGAACCCGGTCCACCGCGCACGGCGTCGGCCACAAACCAGAGGCGATCTCTTCGATGGGGCGCATCGACGGCACAAGCCGGGACAACGGTCGCCCCGCAGGCGTAACCGACGCCTTCCAGGTCAGCACACACTCCGTCGAGCCAATCTTTTCCAACCGCTGCCGCAACCTGTTCTCCCATGAGGACAGGGGGCCGACAGGCGCGGATAAGCTCAAAGAAGACGGGCCAGAGGTGCCTTTCGTCTTCCGTGCCTTTTTGCCTTCCGGCGACGGAAAAAGGCTGGCAAGGGGCGCTGCCTGTCCACAAGGGCCTATCGTCGGGCCACTCAGCGAGGCGAGCGGCGTATGCCCAGCCGCCGATGCCTGCAAAGAAGTGGCACTGTTCGAAGCCTCTGAGGTCGTCAGGTTGAACATCGACAATTGAACGGGTATCGACTTCGCCATCAGCTATCAGTCCTGCCTTGATGAGGTTGCGCAACCATTCAGCCGCATACGGTTCAATCTCGTTATAGTAGGCGGTCACACTACTTCTCCACCTTCACCGTCAGCCCCAGTTCCTTCGCCAGCGCAAGCATCGTGTCGGTCTGCATATTCCCGCCTCGCTTCCTGATCGACGAAGCAGTCGCTCCAGATATGTTCACAGCCCGCGCAATGTCCCGATCAGATCGCTGCGCTCGCTTGCGCTCCTTGTCGAAAATATCGAAAAGCTGACGGCTCGTTTTCACTTGCATGTTTCACCTCCTCTAATGACGTTTGCAGATGCCAACCTAAGCCGTCAACTAAAGTTGTTACTTACTCGCAGAAAGGTTGCGACAACGCCCAGTTGGGCAGGTTCAGCTCCACAAGATCGGGCGAGTAGGTCGCCTTCACCTTCGATGGCTCCTGCGCGTCCTTGAACGCTCGCGCTGCCTTGTTCATAAACGCGCGACCAGATTGCAGCCCCACGCTGTTGATTACGTAGACGCCGGTCACGAACGGGGCCTCGCTCTCCACTGCGATAAAGACGAAACGCTCCAGCGGCCTGCCCATGATCGCCTCATAGCCGTTTGCGTAATGCGCGGCTTGCAGGTGATACTGGAACGCGCCGATCTGTCGGGCGAAGCCTTCCGGCGATGCGTCCTGGCAGGTCTTGAGATCAAACATCACATCGCCGCAGAGATAATCGACGCGCGCCTTGCAAGGGATGCCGTACTGCTCCCACAGCATCGTGACTTCCGCATCGCCGCCAGTCATGTATTCCGACACAAGAGGATGGGCGAGCGCGCTGTCGGCAATGGCTCTGGCCTTCTCATACTGGTACTCGTCCAGAATGATCTTGCCTTCGTTGTCAGCCTCGAAAGATGCAGCAGCCTCCTTCCCGAACTTGGTGCGCTTGTCCACCTTCGGCATGATCGCGAACTCTTGCGCGAAGTTATCCGGCTCGAACACCAGCGTATGGCAGAGCGTACCCAGCCGCATAGCTGCTGTCGGCTCTCTGGGGTTCGCCAGGCTCGCAAGATAATGCGCAGGCGACTTCAGCAACGTCTTGGCTGTCGATGCGCTCAACGCCCTGATCTGGTGATACTCACTTGCTGGCAGGTTTTTTCTCAGTTCCATTTTTCCGCTCCTTTTGAATATCGGGACGCCATTCCCCACACACGTAATCCCTAGCGACACGCTGCGCTTTCGGGAACCTATTACAAGTCAAGCTCCCTCCGTCTTTGATGAGTGTGTACTTGCAGGTCATGCAACTATCCATTCGATCCTCCGTTTTCCTGTTCGTACTTTTTCAGCGCGTGCATCACTGTCGTGTGATCCTTGTTCATGAAGCGCCCAACCCCAGCCTTCGACATCTTGCCCCGGTTGTAGATCAGGTACATCGCCTTGCGCCGTGCATGGACGATTTCCAACCTCCTTGAATGGCCCATCAGATCAGCGACGGAACATCCGCATTCATTCGCGCAATCCATCAGTATCTGGCGCCGTGGATCTTTCTCTACGAAAGGCACGGCGATGCTCTGCGCCTGCGCCTCCTGCGCTATTGCAGCCCTTGGTGCGCCGTTGATGAGGCGAGAACGCACCGCTTTGTAATGCTCCATTTGCTCCTGGTAATTCATGGCTCTCTCACTTGAGGAAAGACCCCCTGACGGGCTTCCGACGCGCCAGGGGGCAAGTCAAGGGACGTACAGAGTTGAATCTGGGTGCGCACACCTGTCATCATCTCCAGCCGCCGGGATATCCCGACGCCTTCGGCTCGCGCCGAAGCTCTATCGTGCAGAACGCTGCACGTATTTCTGTTTGTACCGTTCGGCGCGTGGCTTAAGCCGCACCTTCCAGCCGTGTGTTCCTGCGACATGACATGACGCCATTTGCGCCTGCGTGCGCACGCCAGACGCGATGCAGAGCCTCATGTGCGTGACGCCCGCTGCGATCCCATATCCGCACTCATGCAGCCGTGCGGGATTGTAGCCCATGCCGCGCGCCGTTGCAGGCATAACCTGAAACACCCCTCTCGCCCTGCCATGCCGCGTCTTGGGGCCTGTCGCGTTGCAGCGGTAGCCGCTCTCCAGCTTTGCGATCCGCAAGGCTGTCGGCGTCCACTGCGCCCCTATTTGCCGCGTTGTCTCCGTCGCGATCATCTGCTGCACGGACGCGGCGGCGGGTGAAGCGGCGGGTGAGGCGGACAGCATGGCGGCTAGGGCGAGGGCGCGGGTCATGCTTTCTTCCCCTCATTGACAGAACCATACTTCGCCTCGATCTCCGCCAGCGTCAGGATGTTGACTGGCGCAAGTGAGATCGGGGGCGGGTACAGGTTGTATTGATGCACTATCGGTTTGCGTTTGCGCTCGACGATATTAAACGCGGGCGCAACTGAGCGGTATTCCTCGCGCCGTTTCTCACGCATCCGCGCTTTTGACTCGCGCTTGCATTTGCGGCGTTCCTCCAGATCAACGTGGGGCATCTGCTTCACCCCGGCTTAGCTTGACGATCATCTCCTGCACTGTCGCACGATCTTTGTCTGCGCCAGATAGCATCAAAGCAAACGCCCGGTAGTTGATGCCGTCAATGTGGCTGTCGTAATGATCTGGGCATGTTGCGCGCCTTGCGTCTTTGACTGACTCCAGCACGATGGCGACATCGTAGGCGCTGATCGACTTATCGAGCTTCAGGGTAGCCAACGAAGCTGCGCGCTCGAAGTTGGCTTCGATGCCGCCGTAGTTGACGCCGCGTTCCGCGATCAAAGCTGCTGCTGCGTCCAGGATTTCTTTCGGGTTCATGGCTCTCTCCTCACTTGGGGCGAAACAAAAAGTCGTAGTAATTGTTCGCGTCAACAATCTGGACGATCTCTTCTATAGCCAGCTTCCTCTTATCGTCGCAAAAGTCGAAGGCTTCGTAACCGATCAACTTCATGTGATTAGCAAGTGTCGCAACGGAAACGCCAGAAACGCCTGAGAGACAATCCTTGTTGATCTCCATCACGATGTCTGGCTTGTGCTTGATGATGATCGCTTTCATGCCATGCAGCGCAAGCAACTCCGCACCTTCGATGTCCATCTTAACAAGGTCGATGTGCGGAACATCAGCCAGGACATCATCCAGCTTGACGCATGGGATGACGTTCTTGCCTGCGCTATTGCGTGATAGCTTCCTAATCGTGGAGCCGCCGAGGTTGTCTCCAAACTCAGCCAGCATCTCGATTAGGCCGTTCTCCTCCGACACCGCGTAAGGCAAAACCTCGATGGTGTCGTCGAAGCCTGACTCGACCACAGAAGACATCAGGTACGGCACAACGAGCGGATTGGCCTCAATCGCAATCACGCGACCTGCTCCAACATCCCGCATCTTGTTAGCAACGGACAGCGAGAAGTAGCCGACATTAGCGCCTATATCGAGAAACGTGAGGTCTCGATACACATACTCATGCAGCAGCTTCTCGACATGCGGCTCCCATCGACCCGTGTGAAGGATCGCGCTGGATACGCCATGATCTTCAAGGCATACCCAGATGTAGGAGCCAAAGTGCGTCTTTGTCTTGACCCACTTCATCAGGCGATACCTTCACGGCGCAGAGCGGCTTGACCAAGCGGCGTATCGGAAAGCATCCCAAGCGCAGACATATACGTCTGGACAAGCTGATCCTCCATCTCCACCTCTTCGCGGTTCTTCTTGCGAATGGCGATCACCTTCTTGAGAATCTTAGGGTCGAAGCCGTTGCTCTTGGCTTCTGCATAGATCTCTTTGATGTCAGTCGCGAGCAACGCCCGGTCGTCTTCCAGCTTCTCGATGCGATCAACGATGGATTGAAGTTGGTTGTTAATCATCTCACTCTCCCAGGTCTGCAGTGATGAAATTGGCGTGCCGCGCGATGTCGCGCCATACTTCGATGTTGTTGGCTTCTGTTGTTGCAGCCCGCGAGATCAAAGAAAGGATCTGGTCAATCGCTTCCCTTTGATGTGGGTTCATTGACTCCCGGTCGCTTAAGCAACGGAAATCGAGCTTCAACATCTGAGATAGATTGGATGACTTCACAAAGTCCTCCATCGGCTTGTTCGTTTTGTTTATGCTCACCACCGTCATCTCTTTCTCCTCAGTGCAAGATTTCCATCAGTCTGCTCTTCGCGCGCTGTAGCGAGCGCGCATACTCAATCTGCCCATGTACCGAAACAAGCCGCCAAAGCCGCTGGCTATCAGCATATCTGACAACCTTGGAAATGTAGCCCACTTCCCGCTCGCGATAGCGCAGAGTGTAAGTGCCGTCGTCGTTCTTCGTCAGATCAATCATGCGGTCCTCCTCGACCGGGTTGACGCTCGTAGAATAGGTGCATATTTTAATTGTCGTCAAGTCTCCAAATGAGTGAGCAACTTCAAATGATGAACGAACGGTTTACGAACTGGCTGGAAGAGCGTCACGGTCTTGGCCTGATCGCAGAGACAACGGCTAGGAATTACAGGGAGTTCTGCGCAGCGTTCTTAGCCGATCATGGTCGTGCGGACGTGGCTTCGATCACGCCGCAGATCGTCACCGCATGGTACATCAAGCGGCTGAAGACCTGCTCGTCCTCGACCGTAAGAACCGCCCATGTCGTCCTCTGCGGCTTCTTTTCGTGGTGCGCTGAGCAGGGTGATTTGCTTAACTCTCCTATGCTCAAGGTTAAGCCTCCCCGCAAGGAGCAAACAGAGCGCAAGGCTCTGACGGAAGAGGAGATTCGCAAGCTGCTGGATCACGTCGTAGCCAAGCCGATGGTCGGGCTTTGCATCCGCATCGCCCTGGCGACCGGATTGCGTCGGGGCGAGATCGCCGCACTGACAGGAGCCGATCTTGACTTATCCACAGGTAAACTTTTCGTGACCAAGGCAATCGTGAAGGTCGGAGGGTGCGAGCGCGTTAGCAAGCCCAAGACGGCTTCGGCTGTGCGTGTGGTGTCCCTGCCTGCTAGTCTTTTGGAGGAGCTTCGGGCATTATCCAGGGGTCCGACTGAGCCGATCCTCCTCTCCGCTCAGGGCGGGCGTCCGTCGCTCGCGCATCTCTCACGCTCCGTGCGCGAATGCATGATGGAAGTCGGGCTGGGTGATGGGTATTGCTTACACTCAGCCCGACATTCTCATGCCACAGCTTTGCTGCGCAAAAAGCTGCCGGTCAAAGCGGTGTCCCAGCGGCTAGGTCACGCGGACGTGACCACCACCCTGCGCACCTACGCCCATGTGTTCGCTTCCGATGATGCCGAACTGGCGGAAGCAATGGATGGGCTATTGGCCTAAAGCGCCAGAAATATCCGCTCCCAGGATGCCTGGCACAAAAGCTCTAGCACCTGTTGGAGCTTGATAGCCACGCGATGCCATGAGCGATTGCATTTTTTTCAGTTCGCGCTCCAGAGTACCGGCATCTTGCGCGAACAGAACACGCCGCAGGGATTCGTTTGTTGCTTCGCGCTTCCCAGCCGTTGCGCCCTTTTGGTATGCCTGACCGACACCCTGAGCGAAGCGACCGATAGCGCCAACTGGGGGCGTACCTGTAGCGAGATCGCCAGCCAAAGACGCAAGAGGGCTCATCATCCCGACATTGGCTTCTTGCTGAAGCATTGTTTGCGCTGTCTGAGATCCGCCCATGATTTTATTTCGGCTCGACATCATGCGCGCTTCACGCTCGATGTTAGTAAAAAGCTGATCCGTTACGCGCTTAGCTTCAGCGGGGTCGTTCCACGCGGCCTTGATGGCCGACTCCATCTGGTCTTTTGCACGCCCAGTTCTAAACGCCCTCGTCACATCTTCGCCAACGACGCGCCCCGTCAGAACGTTGTTGAATGCGTCAAACACACCGACCAGATAGGCGTCCTTGTCTGCCTGGGACATCTTCGCGACGTTGCGCTCAATCTGTTCCGGTCGCGTCCTGAAGATTTTCTGGCCTTCCTCAAGCTGACGCTCAGCCGCGCGAGAGCCTGCCCATACTTCACGGGCTTTCTTATAGTCTGCGCTTTTGTTTTCAGCCGCTGAAACGATCTCATCTCTCAGGCTTTTTAGTTGGCCTCCAAGATTGGCCTTGTTTCCTGCGTAGGCAGAAGATGCGGCATCATCCAGAGCCTTCTGGATAGAATCGACCTCTGCAAACGTATAGTTGCGAGAGATGCTTTTAGCTCCATCTTCCCCACGCGAAATGATACCAGCCGGACTGATGCCTGTAATGCTCGCAACGCTTTCGACTTCATTAAAGATGCTTTGCGGAACCTTCTTAATTAAATCGTCGATCTCGTTAGAACGAGCGCTCATAGGATCGACCTTTTGATACAAAGGTCTGGCTATCTGCTCGCGAGCCGCAGCGAGGTCGTCAAGAGACGAGAAGATATTCTTCTGTGGTCCAATAGCCGTTTCAAATTCCTGAGCCAGTCGCGTCGGTTGCCCAGCAGCTCGTTGCTGCATTGCTTCAGCGATTGCGCCGCGATCTGCTCCAGCTCCCTGAGCGACAAGGCGAGACTGAGCCTCAAGCGAGCTGCCGGGAGGAAGAACCTCCGCTGCGATCTCAGGCTTTACGCCTGTGGCCTGTCTGGCCTGATACCGGCGAACCAGCTCGTCAGGGGTGAGGTTCTCCTGCTGAAGCGTTCTTTGCATGACGCCAGCAGCCAACTCGTCTGGGGAGCGACGGAACGCGCGCACAGCGCCCCCGACAACAGGAACAGCAGCGCCTACTGCGCCACCAAACAATCCACCCTGAACAGCTTCCTCTGCAGCTTTGTCGAGACGACCAATGGCTGTGTCTGCTTCTGACTTAGCAAAGCCCTCAATGCCACCCTGAGCAGCACCCGCTACTGTTCCTGCCGCACCAAGCCGACCAACCTGAGAAGCAAGGCTTGCTGCTCTAGCAGCCGCAATAGGTGCGCCTGCTCCTGCAGTTACGGCAGTCAACGCAGCAGCAGGGATTAGTCCACCAGCGATCTCTGCTGCTGTGCTGGCGATTGGCCTCTCACTGCGCGTCACCGACATCTGCTGACGTAATGCAGCAAGCTCATCTGCGTAGCTAGTGCCGCGAGCAGCGGAGCGGATATAGGCCTCCGCCTCATCTCCCGCGCCCATTAGTGCGCCCTGACCAATAAGCTGCCGCAGCAAAACATCACCGAAAAATGATGATTGACCAGGCAACCCGGCGCGAGAACGCAACTGCGTGTTTATGGCTGCTGTGTCCCGCTGAGATCCAGCCGACTGCCCCTGATACTTATTCAGGATGTCGAGAGCGCTTTCTTGTGCCATTTCGACCTCTACTTAAAACTGGGGCGTTGGGAGCTGGTTAGACCGCAACAGCCCACCAGGATATTGCTGCATCGCACGCCCAAGCGGATTCTGCCCAACGCCATATGGGTTTTGTGGCGTCGTTGCAGCCGCAGGCGCAGCAGGAGCGACACCAACGCGAGTTAGTTCATCAACTCTGCGCTTGTATGCTTCAGCAACGCTTCTTTCCATTAGCTGCGGATTGAGCTTGTCGAGCATGTTGATCGGAAGCTGAGAAAGGTCATCAACCGTCAATCTGCGAGAAGCCAGATCGAAGTCCTTCTTCATCTGGCGCGCTTGTTTTATTTCTGGATCACGAAAGTCGGTAACAACGTCTTCAAGCGCTATCTTGTTGCGCCCAGCGAGCGCTCCGTACCTAGCAAAGTCCTGTTCGAACTTGTCCATTTCCCGCTCAAATCGCGTTTCACCAGCCCTAACAATCTCCTTGCGCGCCTTGTCATCTAGTACGCCACCGCCCAGTAACTGATTATATCGTCCCATCAACCAAGACGGTGCACCAGCCGCGTTTTGTGCGGTCGCTACTTCACCCGCAGTAACTGTCGATGTCGGATCGTAAACCTTCATAAGTGACAAGAGGAGAGAAACGTCGCTTGTGCCTGCCTTATTCTGCGCCAGATCCACCATCGTCTTGAACGCTGTCTGTCTGTCGTTAAACGGAACAGCGACCTTATCAAATTCGCCGCGCAGTTTTGCAGCTTGGTCAAACCGCTCCTTCCCAGATGCAGACTGAGATTCCATCGCTTGCTTGTAGATGTCTGTGATCTTCACGGACGGATCAGAAAGAAACGTCTTGAGAACATCAGGCGGCAAGGCTGACAAAACAGAGTCAGCAGGAAGGTTAATACCTCCCGGCGCAGGAGCCATGCCAGGCGCTTGGCTCACAGGAGCTGCCTGCATAGAAGCCGCAGGAGCAGGGAGCCCAGCAGAAGGAACAGCCTCGCCCTGAGAGCCAGACACCTGTGGAGAAATCATCGGAGACGCAGGACGCGCACCACCACCCACTACGGGGGGAGGAGCAACCGGCGATCCACCGAATATCTGCTGCATTATTTGCTGCCTAGACGCACGCTCAGCCTGCTGCTGCGCGATTTGCTGCTGCAGGACGCGCTGCTGCAATTCTTGCCCAGAAATTGTCTGCTCAAGTTGCTTACGCTGCAATGGGAACAATTCTGCTGCGCGGCGGGCTTGGAAAGATTTTTGGATGTCGCCCTGCATCCCGCCCAGAGCAGGCCCGATACCCGAAAGCAACTGCGCACGCTGCGCACCCGTCATCGGCTGACCAGCAGCAAGAAGCAGAGCAGACACGTTCGCCAGCGTGTTGATGCCAGCCTGTCGAACATCCTGCTCAGGGACGCCAAACTGCGCGTTCATGGCGTTCGGGTCGGCGTACCTCCCACGGTTCAGGAAGAAGTCGCCAGCACCGCTGACCGCATTGCTGATCCCGTCGAGGATACCGTCAGCCATCTCTAATCTCCTTAGCCCAGAAGGCCCATATACGCCTGATTCGCACGGACGAAATCAGCAGCGCTTTCTGGGTCGCCCCAGTTGATTTGCTGCGGTGTCGTCGCGCCCTGCGGCATCACAGGCATACTGTTCGATTGATAGTTAGGCCCGCTGAGAAGCCGCTGCATGAAGCTCTCCCGCACAGAAGGCGCGGCAGATGCAAGCTGCATCGGCGCTCCAGCAGGAGCAATAGGCGCGGAAGGGCGCGGCTGCGTCATAGGTGAACCCATGCCAGGAGCCGCGCCAATGTCACGCATAGGCTCAAGCGGCGGGACACTGGGAGCAGAAAGCATCTGCGGCATAGGCGCTCCCATCATCATAGGGGCGCGGGGCGCGAAAGACTGAACCGGAGGAAGGCCACCCGCGAAAGCCGGAGGCGGTAGGTTGCCGAAAGAAGAAGCCGCAGGCTGTTGCGCCGTGCGAGCCATGTTCTGCAATTCCATTGCCTGCATGTTCGCCGCAGCACGCGGATCATCCATGCCAGCCCGCTGCATCATAATCATGTCCATGAGGCTCGCCATCAGAGTAATCCTCTTCCCATAGTGATTGGTCGATACTGCCCACGCACAATCGAAGGCTGTAGCAGTGACATCGGCCTGTTGGCCTGTGCTTCCTGCGCAGCTCCAAGCGAGGATAGCGCAGAGAAGGCGCGCATCGCGTCATTCGTTTGCGACATGCCTGCCTGCTGCTGCCGCTCCTGCGCGATCTGGGCCTGAGCCTGATCCGGCGTAAGAGGCTGCGGAGCCTCGATTGCCCCGCCAGTCAGGAAGCTGCCGAACCTCTGCGCCGTCGTTCCAAAGTCGTTGGCGTAGACTGGCTGCGCCATCTGCTGCCGGGATGTCGGGGCAGCAGGAGACCCAACCTGCGCCTGATCCTCAGCAATAGAACGTGGAGAATAGGCGACAGCGGCTCCCCCATCTAATCCGATCTGGCGAGCGAACAGAGCGCCCTTCTGCGTGATTGCTTCTGGGCCACCTTGGGCTCCCACAGCGTACCACGGGCCAACACCGCTGCGGCGCATACGATCAAGCGAGAAATCAACCTGCTTCTGCCAGTTTCCTGCGGACGGAGCTTCGCCAAACTTCTGCTGAAACTCATACGCCATGCCGCCAGGCGCAATCGTATTCGGATCAGGAGATCCAGAGAAAAGCTGAAACGGGCCGAACGAATATCCTTTAGCGTCCCGGTTGCCGAACGTAGGTGATCCCAACGTGTTGGGGTTCAACCCTTCATACCGCGCAATGCCCAGCGCGAGGTTTGGGTTTACGCCTACTTCGCGCGCACGATTGTAGATGTATGAGGCGATGGAATTAACGTCAGCCACCAGACATGCTCCACTGCTCGCGAACGGCTTGATCTATAATACCAAGACGACGCTTAATCTCCAATTTCTTATCTTGCGGCAGGTTCTCAATTCGCTGCCGGTTGTCATCGAGATAGGCTGTGCAATCCCAGCAATCGCGGCCCGTCTTCTCGCCAGCCTTGTAGCCAGGAGCCAGCTCGGCCCCGACTTCCTTCAGGTAGGAAAACACATCTTCCGTAGACCAGTCGTAGATCGGCATCAGGTAGGTGATGCCGTACACCGTATCGCCGTCCTTGGCCGTGGACTTGTGATCGTCAGCCTTCCTCTGGCCTTTAATCGCCCGCTTAACGCCGCTGTCCAAAAGCGCCTTGTGCAACGGAAACCAGATGTTCTCCGCGCAGCAGTTCAGATAGGGCTGCATCAAAGGCGCATCGCCATACAGAGACACGCCCAGAGCCGTGTTCCTGATCGGAAGAACATCGACCGGCCACCCATGCTGGGCGACATTCGCAGGCTGGTCCGACTTCACCTCGATGAAGTGAGGAAGCCGCTTCTTCCAGCCATCCATGTACTCCACCATCTCAGGGTATACCGCTCCGGTGTTTACCCAGATGACGGGCAAACGATCCCAGATGTCGCGATATAGGTAAAGACAGGCCAAGCTGTCCTTACCACCCGAAAACAGCAGAGTTGTTTCCATTAGAACGTGCCAATCGCAGCCAGCCCAGCAAGGAAGCTGCCAGCCCCACCCAGCCCAGATGCAAGGCCGCTTCCCTGCGGCCCGCCTGTCGATGTCTGCGTCGTCGTCTGCCCATAGGGCGTAGCGCCGACAGCCGCAAGCCGCAGGTTGAGCTGCTGCGTCGGGAAGTCGCGCTGCTCGACAAACCGGGCGTAAGCGTCGTCCAAAGCCCGCTGCGCCTGAGCCTGCTGAGCCTCGCCAATCGCGCCAACAGCGCCCACGTCTGTGAGCCCCATCTGCTGACGCTGCTGAGCAAGTCCTCCAAGAACGCCCGCACCCTGCAGACCAAGGCTGGCCCCAGACAATCCCGCCTGCTGGTTCGCAAGAGACGCCTGCATCTGGCGCGCTTGATCCGCCTGCTGGAGAGCCGCAGCCTGCTGGAAGCCCTGTGCGCGAAGTTGGGCGGACAGATCGCCAATCCCGCGTGCGCCTTCAGCCGCAGCTACGCCTTCCGCGATTCCTTGGCGAGAACCGCCAAACGCACGCGACTGGATCGCCTGCCCCGAAATCTGGTTCATCTGCTGCTGCAAGGCGCGCTCTGCGTTCGATGTCGCGCGCTGCTCAACCTCAGAGATGTAGGGGTTCATGTACTCTTGGATGTTGCCCTGCAAGAAGCTGGGCGCAGACACCATCTGCGGATCGTAGTAAGCGCCGCGCGCTGCAGCGCCCATGCCCGCAGTCAAAGCGGGCTGGTAAGCGCCCACATTCTGCTGAGCCATGCCGAAAGCCTGCTGCTGCTCTGGCGCAAATCCAGCAAGAGTAGATCCGCCATAAGGCTGATACGGACGGCTCGCAAGCTCGTCAGCAATACCAAGGTTCTTCTGCGCGGCCTCGTTCAGCCACTCAGGCAGCTCTGTCTTCTGAACAGTCTGTTGCGGCGCGGAGCTTTTACCCATGTTAATTCTCCAAAGGCAGGGCGTATGTCACGCCAACTTGCGACCAGCCATGCTCAGGCAGAACCTTTTTCCACCCCAATCTGCCTGACATTACCATAAAAGAACATCCGTGTTGACGGCCAAAATCAGCGATTCGTGGCTGCATCGCCATCACCTCTTCCAGATCACCAAACGCCAAGAACACGTTCAATTCCTTCTTCCGAGGATGAGTGACGATCTGGGTGATAACAGCAGCGCTGTCGGACCAGAATGCCTGCATCTTCCCTTCTTGGAGAGCCTCAACCACGTCGGAGACAGTATGTGTGTCCCCCGCCAGGCGCAGGGCTTTTCCCATTTTAGTAAGGAGGCGCTCCCGATTGTCCAAGTGGCACCGATGTGGTTACAAGATTGCCCGCATTATCAACCGTCACCTTCCAAACGCTACCGTCAGGCGCTTGGAGCAAGATGTTGTCCACAGCCTCAATGCGCGTGACAGTGAAGGTGAGCGACTGTCCGATCATTGCAAAAGCGCGATTGAAGAACCCGGCGTCATACGTCTGAGGAGGGTTAGGGACCTGAAACCTCATCGACCACCCCTAGCCGTGAAATCAAGCCGCATCTCGCCTATGCTCCACGGCGCATCTTCGGTCGAAGCCACCTTGATCCTGAAGTCGCGGCCCGTCACACGAATATCCGTGTAGCCATCTGAACGCGGCATATATGGACCAGAGGTTGTTTCCGTGCCCTCTGATGTGAAGGACGAGAACAACGTCAGCTCCGTGCTGTCGTAGCCATATCCGCTATCGGTGATGGCCTGGCGAACAAAGGACACTAAGCCGCCGCTCTGGATGTTCAGAGAACCCGTCTCGGCAAAGCGATCCGTTTCAATCGGAACGCCAGCAGCCGTCCAGCCAACCTCATGGAAGTAGAGTTCGTTGCTGCTGTCAGCGGCTATTGGATACGGCATGACGCCAGCGCCATAGCCCGCTGTGCGATCCATCTCGCCTATCGACCACCAGCCCTCTGCGTAGTTGTAGACGACATAACGATCAGGCGTGGATTGGCCTGTGCTGGGATACCAGAACCATGCTTCAGAAAAGATGTTGTTCTCTGAGCCATGCGTCACGCGAGATCCATAGTCCTTGTCTATGTTCTCAAAGACGTAAGCGCCGACATCGCAGCCCAAGGGCTTTACAACGCCGCCGTCATAGACCCAGAAGCTCTCAGCACCCATCCACACGCAGCGTCCTGCATAGGTGACAAACGCTTTTGGCGCGATCAGTCCGCAACCAAAGCCAATGCGCTCGATGCTGTAAACATAAGGCAGGCCGATATACCGCAGCAGCCAGGCTTCATCTTGCGTCCAGATCAGCGTTCCCTCGCGCACAGGCGCAAGCATCACAAGCTGGCTAGAGGTATCAATATCCAGATAGCCAGCCGTGTTCGTGACGCTGGAGAAATCCCAATCCGTATAATCTTCGCGAGAGGACCAGCCCACACGCCGCCTGTTCCCGCCGACTCCGATCATCACAGCATGGCGCTCAGGGGTGACGATGACAGCGCGATTGTTGACCGGGACTGCTGGGCTGATGGTAGCTGTGCCACCAGTACCTGTCTGGTTCGTACCAGCATCAGCAACCGTAAACGTGTCGAGAGAAGGCACGGTGGTGATGGTAAACGTGTCGTTAAACGTGCTCTCTGTGTTGCCCGTAACAATCACCACATCTCCCACGCCATAGCCGTGATTGCTGCTGGTCGTGAACGTGATGACGTTAGAGACACGGCTACCGGATGCTAAGGGCTCAATGCCAGCTAGATTGGCCGGGACTTCGCCCTCCTCGTAGTGCAGGAGCCGACCGTCGCTCGACGCAACAGCAAGCATGTCTCCACCCCAGTTGTCGAAGGTCCAGGAGAAAGACGGAATAAAAGCGGAAGATGCAGGCCGAATATCTGCTGTCGGCAGCGTTGCCGTCCCACCAGACGAGGAAGCATTCGCAGCAGTCTGCGCGTAGGTGAACGTGGTGTTTCCCGTCCGCGTGATCGTGAATGTGCCGTTGAAGCTGGAGGTCGTCACACCTGCGATAACGACAGAGGTTCCAGTCTGGAATTGGTGGTTCGTCGAGGTCGTAATGGTGACGACATTCGATGCGCGGACAGCCGTCGAGATCGTGTACATCGGGTTATCCAGCCCGTAGTACAGATCACCGTAATCGCTCGCGCCATAGGCTCCCGAAAGGCCGGTCTGCTCTCCAACAAAGCCAGACGGCGTGATGTCGGTGAATGTTGCGCCTTCCAGCACAGACAGCCCGTTGCTGAGGCCTACAGCCACCAGCGGCGTGTTTGCGTTCGTAGACCATGCAAACAGCCCGCGCACCGTAGAGGACAGAGGCGAGCTTGTAATGCGCTCCCAGCCGCCGACAGGCAGCAGCTTACCTGACCGCCAGCGGATAAGATTGGCGTCGTACCAACGCCCCTTTACCTGAAGAGGTGTCGCCATTCTGACGACGCCTGGCGGGAGATTGAGCGGAGCAAGAGGCATCAGTGCTTCCCAAAGAAGTAGGTCAGAGCCCACGTCAGGCCCCCGCCCAGAGTAGCGGCTATGCCCATCATAACACGGCTTCCGCCCTTCATGGCATTGAAGTCGTCGCGCATTTCTCTGACATCAGCCTTTAGCTCTTTGACTTCACGGTTCAGCGTCTCAACATGCGTGAGCAGGGAACCATTCTCTCGGTGTAAATCAGCGTCGCTCATTTCCACACCATGCCCCTTGCCGCGCGTTGTTAAGCTTTACTTCTTCAATAGTCTGCGGCGTATCTTTCGACGACCACGATATCGGCCTCCAGACGAGACAGCTAGTCCCGCCTGTGCCCGTCGTTTGTGAGCAACTCGCCACGAGCAATCCGCTCACGAGCGCGGACATCAGCTTCAACCGCATTTTGCATTCTCCTGTGGGACTCTGCTTCCTGCTCCAGCCGCAGAACCTCTTTACCGTCGCTGCGGGCTTTCCAATAAAGCGCAAACATGCCAAAAAGCGCGCCGAGCGCCGAGATGATCCGCTTCATCCTTTTTCTCCCGCATTGCCGCAGCTCTTTGCCATTTCGAGAACCTGCATCTCCAGCTTCTCGATAAACGCGCCCGCGCCCTCCTGAACGTGGATCGTGTAGTAGCCCATGCCGACAAACGTCATTACGTTCATCAAGAGAATGCCCGTCAGGAGAGGGCTCGCCTTGTAGGCTTCGGCAACCTGCGCTACGACCTGATCGCTAATCATTTCGCTACCTTCTTGGCGGCGTAGATCGTCCACATGGTCGTGCCGCCTGTCAGGATTGCGCCAGACAGGGCAGCCCAGTTCTCTTCTCCCACATAGCGGGTGGCGACGACCGCTCCGACAACCTGCAGCGCCGTGCGAAACAGGCGCTCGAACATATCCTTGTCCATGACGTTCTCCTTACCAGTATTTCGGAAGATCGCGGATGACACCGCAACCAGTCAATGCGAAGGGAAGAAGCAGGATGAGCAGCTTCATGGGGGCCGCAGTTGCTTTATGTTTCCCCACGACGTATACTCCTTAGATGACCACAAGAACTTGTCACCGCTGTAAGATTGAAAAGCCTGCCACAAAAGAACATTTTGTCGGTGACAAATCCAGACCTATGGGCATCGCGTATGAGTGCCGCCCCTGTCACTCGACTCGCAAAAAGGGGCGAGATCGTCGATGTGAACGCTGGTCGAACATGTCTCCCGAACAAAAACTGAGGGCGCGGGCGCGAAACCAAAAATACAGCAGAACGACGAAAGGGCGAGCTATATTTCTTCGCAAAGCCTATCAGCGCATTGATGAATGCGATCTGACAGTATCTGAAGTTGTCGAGCTGATTACGCAACCATGCGCTCATTGCGGCACCACCTTGAGTAACAGGGGTTTAGACCGAATAAACAATGATTTGCCGCACATAAAGGGGAACGTTGTCCCATCTTGCGCGCCATGCAACTTCGCCAGAGGAGACAGGTTTACGTTTGATGAGATGAAGGAAATAGGAGCTGTCATACGACGCGTCCTTGAGAGGCGGGGTATTGAGACAAAGGCAACTGAAAATGTGGTCCATCTGGAAAACTACGACTGAGCATTTTCGATGTGATAGGCCCATCAACAGTATTTAAGAGCCGCCATGTACCCCCCCACTCAACAGGTATCTTAAGCTCTTTCGCTGCATCTTTCATTACGTTTGCTATAGCAACATAAAGTTCCCAATCCCAGCGAACATCGCCATCAACGAGCGCAGCAACATCAATCGCGTGTCCCGTAAGATGTCGGCTGTTGAGCGTCTTAGATGCGCCCGCCGCAACGAGCTGCTTCTGCCGCCCCATCGTCCTGACGCCTTCCGTCACGATGAAGTCGGCCCGCTTCCCGGCGAGCCGCACCACACTCACAAGGTCCTTGTGAACACCTTGCAGATTGCGTTCTGAGCGAGGGCTAAGCATCTTCTACTCCCAGAAGACGTTGACGGTGCCTGCGTCGAACAAATTACCGCTGCCCGAAAGCAATCTGACGCTGTCAAGCACGCCACCAATAGTGACAGTTCCTGTCATAGAATTGACTACGCCAAAACTGCGCGAGATAAGACCCGACGCTACCCAGATGTTACCGGATACGTTGTTCAACACAATACTACCGTTTCGAGCGACGGTCGCTGATTGTGAAACGCTGTCCAGCAGAAATTCGGTAGTTGATGTAGCGCCGCTGTTACCTGAACCGCCTATCCATATGTTGCAAATATAGCCGGTGGTCGCAAAGACGCCGCCCGTTCCGAGGCGCAACGCGACCGCCGTAGAAGCGTTGGTAGAAAGGTCCGAAAACGCTATTGTGACGCGGCGCACCCAAGAAGGAATACTCGTGAAATCTGCGTTAGTCGTCGTCGGCGTTTGAGCTGTACCAGCGACAATGCTGGAGCCCCATGACGCTGCGGTGCCATCTGTCGTCAGCACCTTCCCAGAGTTACCAGTCTGTGATGGCAGGGGGGCAGCTGGAGTCGAAGATGCCCACGTCGTGCCATCAGATGTTAAAATATTGCCGCTCGCCCCAGGCGCTACAGCCTGCGGAGCGCTAGTCCCATTTCCCAGAAGAACATTGTTGGCCGCAAGCGTCGTCACCCCAGTTCCGCCATTAGCTACCGGCAACGTGCCAGTAACGCCGGTTGACAGAGATACGTTTGTGATCGTGTTGCTGGAGCCGTTGATCGTCTTGTTCGTCAGCGTATCCGTCGTTGCACGGCCAACAAGAGTTTCAGGGCCAGCAGGCAACGTCAGCGCGCCCCCCGAGCCGTTGATCGTCGGCGTATTCACAACCGGAGACGTTAGCGTCTTGTTCGTCAGGGTCTGGGTGCTGTTGGTGTCTACCATCGTTTTGCGAGCAGCACCTGTGCCAACGGTTAGAAGATCGTCGTCAGTATCCCAAACGACGGAACCTTCAGCCGTCTGAGCTGGAGACGCAACAGCGGGAAGCAGAACAGCTCCGTCTGTGGCGTTCAGCGTCTTGCCTGATCCAACCTTCAGACCAACGGACGTTCCCGATCCACCCGCAGTAAACAGAGCGTCGATGGCGTCCAGATCGGTGTTGAGCTTCGTCCCCCACGTATCCTTGGACGCGCCGACTTCCGGCTTCGTGAGGTTCAGGTTCGATGTAAAACTGTCAGCCATAGTACGGCCTCCTTGTCCTAGCAATCAGGGGTGAGCCGCTATGAATAGCGCGATAGGAATCTTGCCCAATTGCGTCTACGCGCTGGGAATAGAACTGGCCGAATGTACCGACCCTCTGGTCATCCAAAAGGAACGGAGCGGCATGGACAAGAGCGCCATACAGATAAACGTCAGGAGCCTTTGACAGCAGCCAGTTTGTCGTATTGCTATCCGACAGCGCCGGTATCTTTGCATAGTAGAGGATGTCGATGTCTTCGTTTTGCCCAGGCGCAGGAACAAGCCGGATCACATCATCAACTATCGTGTAGAAGTTCGGCTTGCTGTAGAACTGCGAGGTCGTGATCTGGTCAGCTTCATCCAGCGTGATGTAGCGAATAGGCGTCTTTCCGCCGTCGATTTTGAGGTTGATTGCCTCTAGCCAGTCGGCAGGAAGCTGCACATCGCCCAGCACAGAGGTGATCGTATCCGCCACGATCATTTCACGCGAACGAAGCCGATTGCTTAGATCCGCCTCAACAAACTGGATGAACATCGGGATTTGCGATGTCAGGTCCTGGCGGTTGAGGTAGTCCGCAATTGCTGACTGCAACGTCGCGTAATTGGTGATCTGCGCCATCAGCTCGTCATCCAGTGCGTCCGATAAGGCCTAGCCTCCTCGGTTTTCAGCCAGCGTCTGAGAGCTGACCTATCGCCAAGAATGCCCCGCTTCCGAAGGTCAAGATACACCATCATGGGCAAGGAAGCCACCTTCACCATCCCATCCGGCACCTTCTCGTTGCGGGAGATTTCGTTGCGTAAAGTCTGGTTCTGCTCGCCCAAAGCGTCGATCTCAACGGTATCCTCGAAGATCAGCTTTTGGTCGGTGGTAATGCTCATCTTGCTGACAGTGCCAGTCAGGCTATCTGCATCCAGCACGAACGAGCCAGGACGATATTCTTCAGCCATTAAATGTGCCTCCAAAGCTTGCGGCTGCGAATCAGTGATATTGTGGCCTGTGAGACGCCATATTTAGTCGCAAGGTCAACGCCTCTTTTTTCACTCTCCCGAATATACAACACGTCTTCAGTTTTCAAAACGGACATGGCGTTTGCTTCGCCTCTCCTGATCTGCGTTCTGCGCTGCCTCTCGATGCAGTCTTTCGTGTTCTGCTTAGCTGTTCCAGGATAAATATGGTCTGGATTAATGCAGATAACATTGTCGCACTTGTGTAGTGCGTGCATCCCATCGGGCAACCCGTGGAAAGCCTGGCATACGAACCTGTTCACCCGGACTGATTTCTTTGATTTATCAGTCAGGCTACCAATGGTGATGCGAGGGTATCCGTCTGCTGCACAGGCACCAATCCAAAGCCAGCACCCGCTATTGGGCTCAGGCACTGTGTACTTTTCAATTCGCTCCCAAACGCTCATCACAACCTCCTAGAAATGAGGGGCCGATATTAACACGGCCCCTCACTCTAGTCATTAGGAGGCGATGAGGTTGGCCACCACAGCGTGTGCTTTCTCGCTACGCACCCGCAAGCCATATTCCACCACCATCTCCTTCTTGTCCGAATCGCCGGTCTTGGCGATGTCGTACGTACGGAAGGGGCGGAGGTAGGACACGGAGGCGTACTCGGGGTCGAGGACGAACGCGAAGTTACCCGGCGAGAAGCGGTTCGGAACAATCGACACTTCACCGAAGTCGCCAAGGTAGATATCAGCCGTGGCGATGATCTTCAGGGGCGTAGCGCGATTGTACGTAATGCGCTGCTCAGCAAGACCAGCGAAGGCCGAAACCACGGTCTTGTTGTAAGCATTGACCATGAGGATCTTCGGGTCGCCGCCTTCCGTCCAGACTTCCTGGATAGCCGTCTTGAGCATCGTCTCGGTAAAGGCAACGTCGGTCGCCGTCGAGAGGTTTGTCCAAGCGGTGCTAGGATAGCCGTTGCCGCCCGCACCCGACATCGCAGAAACGGTCGCGCCGTTCGCCTGCGAGTTGGTGATGAGCCACGTCGGAAGGCCAGCGGTCTTGCGCGCGGTCGAGGTGCCAGAGCCAGCAGCGCCAGCTTGGTTGGAGGTGATGATCGCCTCCATGTCGCGCTTCAGCTCCTTAGCCTTCTTCGCCGTCTGGTACGCCATAACAGTGCGCATACCAGCGTTGTTCGTCGCATCGGCGGTGCCAGACACCGAGATCACCTTCGTGCTGATCTGGGTGTAGTTGGCGACACGAAGCGTCGGGTCGAAGTCTGCGTTGCCAGCGTCCGCGCCTTCGACGGCGAAGTTCGCTGTGTCAGCCGAAGCAAGAGCGTCGGTCTGCCACTCGAAGTATGTGTTGGACGCGGTGTCGCGGCCAATATTGGACATGAACGGAGTATCGACGGGCGAAATATCGTAGATCACCGATTTGTTACCGCAGCGATGTTTATTCACTGCTTCTCGCCGTTTCCGACGAGTCCAGACTATATCATCCCTTTTAATCGGGCCGGGCGCTCGTGGGCGGATTATTCTTTCGTCACCGCCTAGTCGTTGAACCTTCATCCACTCTGGGGAGAGAACCCTACTTTGGACGCTTGGCTGCTGATTGCCCAATCCATACATTTTCAAGCCCTCACGTCTGCCGTTACCGGCTCCGCTGTGGCTGTATGGCTCTCAGGGGTTTCCAGCAATTCACCCGGTTTTCCATGATGTGACTTCCAATGGCATTGACCACAGAGAGACACGCCGTTTGAAACTTCATAGCGAAGCTCAGGCGCTTTTGAGAACGGGACTACATGGTGCGCGTGAAGAAGTGTTTTCGCTCCGCAGCACTGGCAGATTTTGCCCTGCTCGACGCCACACTCGATACACTTAAATCCGTCCCGAGTTAGAACGGACATTTTCCATGCAGAATACTGCCTGTTCGAACGAGCCAACTTGTCGCGAGCGGATATTCCGCCCTTCCAGTTGTTAGCCAACTCACCGGTACGCTTTGTGAGAGCGTCGGCTATCTTGGCGTTGTGCTCTGGTGTTCGAACATGCCGCTTGAGGCGCTCAGAGCGAGACGGCCCTTCAATCCCAAGCTGCTTCAACCGAGTAAACACAACGGTTTCACTTACGCCATATCTCTCAGCGATTTTGGCCATGCTCATTTCCGAAATTGCGCGCTCTAATTCCTCTTTCGGAGGGTCAAAGCTCTTTTTCGGACCACGAACATGATCTCCACGCTGTATGCCGTAAGTCCTCATGCGGAAATAAACAGCACCAGATGTCACCCCGTACATAGAGGCGATAGCCGTTCCTGGATATTGCTGCACAAGCTGTTGCATTTTTTCTCGGTCTACCCGTTTCCAGTCTTCCATGATCCCCACCAGGCCGTTCACAACAAGCGAACTATGACCTAACTGAGATCAGCTAAGCTGTCAATTCGCGAGATCCTCACGGATCGCGTTAACGCTGTCGTAGGTGGTGACTTTGGTTACAGATGCCATAGTAGTTACCTCTTGGAGTCGAGCATCATGAAGAATGCAGCAGCATCATCGACACTGCCGGACGATTTGAGACGCTGTTTCACCCTCATCACGTCGGTTTGCTTGCGAGGCGAAGACGCTTGCGTACCGGGTCTCATAGGCTTCGGCGCGACAGCCTTCTGTGGCTGGGGCCGATTGGCCTGTAGAGCATCCCAACGTCGCGCTTTATCAAGGACCAGGATCGCGCGAGGATCGAGGGCGGCATTAAGCTCGTCTTCAGAATAGCCGATCTTCTTGCCGTATTCGCGCATTTTACCGCGCGCCTCATTCCACTTAGTTTGATCCTTCCACTCAGGCACCTGCTCGAAGATGTACTTCGTACCTTCCTCGATGATTTTCTGACGCTGCTCGACTTCCCTTTGAGAGACTTCTCGCTGAAGACGCTGCTGCTCTTGCTGCACTGCTGCGGCATTTGCTTTGTAGTCTCGCCATTGTTTCTCGATAATCGGGAAGTTGATGGGATCGTCTTGATGAAGTTTTTCCCAATCAGGCTCTTGAGGGAGATAACGTTGCATCTCCTGCGCAAGCATATTGATTGAGGCTTCATACTGCGACCGCACCTGAGCAATGTGCTGCTCTTGCGCCTGGATGGCCTTGCTTCGTTCCGCAACCTCCTGCGTTTTTCGGGTGTAATCTGATTGCCTCTGATACCCCGCCAGAGCCTCTTGAAGCGTAACCTTCTGTTCCTTGCCATCGACTACGATGGTGTAGAGAGAGTTATCTTCTTCTTGCTCGTCCTGAGCGTCTTCGGAACCATCAGCTTCGTCCGCATCACCTGAATATTCCGAATCGTCTTCTGACGATGCCTGCTCGGACTCTTCCGGCGCGTCAATAGCGGCCTCTGCTGTCGCCTCAGTCTCTTCGACTTCGGCAGGGCTACCCGTGTTTCCCTTTGCTTTCGGTTGCGGCGAACCGTCCATCAGCAAGGAAATGCGCGATGCAGCTTCTGCAAGGCCGAGTTCGCTAGGCTGCGATTGCTCGACTTCTGACATTAATGTACTCCTCGGTTACGCTCTCTTCAAGCGTCTGTTAAACTGCATAATGTCAGGCTCAGCCGCCAAGGCTGTTAGCTCAGACTTCAGTGCAGCTATGGCGCGCACCATGTGGTACGCCTCCATCCTCTTGGCCTCGTTGTCGGGGCTGGAACCCTTCCAGTCCTCCACGCAACGAGACTCGATCCGGTCAAAAACCTCATGCACGGCCTTGTCGCCGTTAATCAGCTTGGCTGCGCGCCAGAGATCTTCACTCTCGAAACTAGACATCATCCCTCTTTTCAAAGCGCCAGATTGCCGGGCGCATTCCAGAGAAAACAGGCTTGGCTATTGGGAGACGCTCGAACAAATCTCCGTTGTCCTGCGGCTCCATGTAAAAGTCCAAAGCGAACCCAGCCGCCCTAGCCATGCTCTCTATCTCAGACTTTGGTAGCAGGTTGTAGCTGAGATCGTGCAGGCGGGTGTAGTCCGCGTCAGCAGGTATCATGTCGTATAGGAAGAAGACGCCATCAACCTTCAGGACGCGCGCAGCTTCCTCAAAAACCTGCCGATGATTTCCATGCCCGATGGTGAAGCAGCAGATAGCTGCGTCGAAGGTTTTGTCCTTAAACGGCATATCGTGCATGTCGCCATGCACCCTATCGAACACATCAGGGACTAAGGAAAGCTGATATTCGCTAATGTTCAGGCATGAGAACTTCATCGTCTCGTCAAAGGCAGACCATGAGATAGCCATCGCCCCAACACCGCAGCCGATGTCCAAGATGCGCGCTCCCTTGGGAGGATCGGCCCACTTGAACATCTTCAGAGCGTGCGCAACATCGTCATGCGCAAACCGATGCACATGGAAGAAATAGATACCGTTTTCCATCATCAAAGCAGTAGGCGCTTCTATCTGCTCTGCATTAAAGGGTTTCACTGAAACCCTCCAATGTCTGCAGGCGCAGGAGCCTGAGCGGTTTTGAACATCTGCTGGATCTCAGCTCGCTGACGCTCAACCTCGCCCTTGATGAGCGCCATATCGACTTGGGTGTTGTACTTCGCCTCGATTTCCGTAGCCCGAAGCATCGCATCAACATACAGCTTGTCGCGCTCGAAGTCGGCCTGAGCCGCAGCCTTCTGACGCTCCAGCTCCTGCTTAGCGGCGCTAATCACGATGTCGGCCTTGATCTTTTCGGCCTCGACCTGAGCGAGAAGCGTTGCCGGATCAGGCTGCTGAGGCTTCTGCTGCTGTTGCTGCATGAAGGCTTCCACCTCCTGCGGCGAGACCTCCTTGAAGAACTTGGACGGGTCCATGTAGCCCGACAGCTTGGTGATCTCAGACAGCGTGTCGCGATACTGCTCCAAGGACACAAGCGGATTGTAAGGTCCGAAGTTCGCGATGATCTCTTTCTGCTGGGCTAGGATGCCCTGCAGGAAGACCATGCGCTGTTCATCAGACCCACGGCCCAGAGCGATGTTGACGATCATATCCATCGAGGAGTCCCAGCCTCGCGGATCAACCGGAACAAACTGATTGCGCAGCCGGATGATCTTCGGCTTGTCCTGATGCTGGATCACCATCTTCAGGACGCCCTTGAAGCAACGCTTCAGGCCATCCGCGAAGAGGCGGGCAATCATTTCAATTCGCTCTTGGGACGACGAAAGCTGCGCCTGTACAGCGGACCTCGTCGTGGATTGAAGAGCCTCAGCGTCGAGGCCCTGAGAAGCGCGAGAGATGCCGGTCCTTTGGGTTTTGATCTCATCCAGGTACGCCATCACGCCAAGAGCCTGCTGGCCGACGAACGGAGCCGTCAACGGCTGCACCATCCCAGGTGCTCGCGCCCTGATGATAGCTCCTGTTTCGACGTTCAAAACATCATCAATGTTGACCTGACCCTCGACGACGACCGTGCGCGGGTGGATCGACTGCGCAAGGCTATCGAGCGTGTTGCGCATGATGCTGGACTTGATGAGCTGGATGTCCATTGTTTGATCGGCAACGGACTGACCAAAGATCGTGTGCGGCGTCGGATCGGGCTCAAGCAGCGCAAATGGCACATCCTGTACGATCTCTTCATAGAGAATGTACGCGCCATTACCGACTGTGCAGACCTTGTGCAGCTCCGCTATGCCGTCGCCGTCCTTATCAGCCTTGATGTAGCTCTCAACGTAGAACACCTTGTCCGTGGACTCATCCGTGCTGCTGGTGATGCCGAAAAACGACTGGTCAGCCGGGTTTCGGGTAATCACCTCGCCGTTCATCTCGAAGCCGCCGGTTCCAGCGTTCATCTCGATGATATCGCGCGGGTAGCCCATCGCCACCAGCTCAGAAATAGTCGTCAGCTTGCGGCGAGCGACGTAAATCGCATCGTCAATCGAGGTCGCCTCGTTGTCGATCAGGAACTGCTCAGGCGGGACTGATTCGACAATGTAACGAGGATTCTTACGAATGCGCCGGATTTTCATTTCGACCTGCGTTTGGCCGGTCATCAAATCCGTTTCTTCCTCGTACTCGTCGATCTGAACGTCAGCGTCTTGCGTGATGAAGATTGCCTCTTCGCGCGACAGGCCCGAGTAGGAGTAATGCTCAACTTTCTCGTCATCCAACTTGTACCAAGTCAGGATGCCAGTCTTTAGCAGCAAGCCGTCTTTGATGGCGTCGTGGAGAATACGGAAGCCAGGGTTTTCCTGATAGAAGATGTGGTTGAGGAGATCGGTGGCCTGCTCAGCAGGAGCAACGTCTTCCTGCGACTTTGGCACAAACTCAATTACCTTGTCTCCGCCGGTAAAGATACGCAGCAGAGACGGAACCATCGCCAGAACGGTGTCGCGGACCTCGGTCAGAACAACCTGAGAGCGACCGTCCTCTTCGTTGCCGAAGGGTTCAGCCAGGTAATAGGCCATCGCCCGCTCACGCTGAGGAGCGAGGTAGCTGTCGATGTAGGTCTGGGAGTCCTCTATCGCCTGCTTGACGGTATAGCGGAACTCCTCCTCGTCCATAGGATCAAGTTCAGTTTCGCCTTCATCTTCGCTTTCGTAGTCTCCCTCGTCTTCGTTCTCGCGCTCGTATTCGTACTCCATTTTTCCGTCTTCGAGCTTCGTTTCTGACTTGGAACGGTTATTGGAACCCAAGGCAAAGCCCGTCTTGGGGTCGTAGCCAAGATTGGTTGCTCCCCCAGCGCCCTGCGGGATCAAGTCGGGATCATAGCCTTGGGCCATCGTTACTTCCTCTTCTTCTTCGCCATGCCCGCTTCAGAAAGCGCGATGGCAACCGCCTGCTTAGGCGACTTTACCACAGGACCGCCCTTGCCACTATGCAGGGAGCCGCCCTTAAACTCTCTAAGTACAGAGGCCACCTTCTTCTGACCCTTCATGCCCTTCATCGTCTTTCTCCTGGAAAGCAGCCACATGATCGTGGCTGAACTCAAAAGACCCAATGTGTCGGACCTGCTTGCTGGCGTCATGGTCAACGTGGATCTTGAACCCGTGCGCCTTCGCCAACTGGCAGAAGTAGATATCCTCGCCAATGAACGCCTGCGCGCCCTTGGAGTAAACGACTTGGAACCAAGGCGGGGGCAGCTTCTGGAAGACCTCGGTCTTTACCAGCATCGCCCCCATGCCAATCGCGTCAATGGGCTCAATCCCTTCGCGATCATGCGACGTGATGAACTTCTGCATCGAGAAGTCCGACCACGCCACGGTTTTTGGCGGCATCCTGCGCGTCGAGTAGTTGCAGGCCACGATGTCCTTATCATGCGCCATGAGACGATGCGCAATATCTCGCGGAAACCGCATGTCGCTATCCAAAAACAGCGCGTAATCGGCTTTGTGCTGCAAGGCCATTACCGCCAGCTTCTGCCGCTGGTCTGCGATCAAAGTCCCGTTGACCATGTGGATGTTAAGCGCGGAGCCTGGCGGGCTCTTGGCGTACCAATAAGTTGAAAGCAGGCACAGATCATACGCAAACGCAGAATGCACGGTTTCTCGTGCAGGAATGCAAATAGATAGGTTCAAAACAGCCTCCTCAAACTGTCTTTTGACATCTTCAGGAGAACAGCTTTTTGATCCATAAGTCCATAGCTCAGCAGGACATCATCACCATCAAATGCAATCCCTGAACAGAACTCAACACGCTCGTCTTCAAACGAGAAACGCTGACCAAATCGGCTCGGCTGCATGTTCGCATCGAACTTGATGAGATGGTGCCGGTAGAAATGCAGCCGCTTTCTCTGGTCTATCGTTTTGCGATGCACAACGGCGATGTAGCCGTCCTCATAGGGAACAACGCAGGATGATCCCGACAACTCTTCAGGCCAGTTCTCGGTGGTGTTCTGCGTGTCGATCTTCGTCAGCTTGCCGCTGGTTAGCTTGTACAGCTCGTAAGGCGATGTCTTGTAGACGAAATACAGGTCATTGCCTTTGACGAGCGGCATCCAGTTCTTCTCAACGGGCGCGTTCTTTGGCGACTCAATAAAGATCGGGCTGCGCAAGACGTTATCCTTGAGCACGCACAGGACGATGATGTTTTTGGGCGTTGGGGTGTAATGCAGTGCGGACGCCATCACCCACGTCTCGCCCTGATACTCGAAAAGCCGCAGATCCTCCAGCCCATCAAGCGCCCTGGGGTCAGAGCGTATATGCCGATCCTCGATGAACCAGTATTTGTAGACCGACAGATCGGATGTGAGCTGCGCCAGGTAGTTCTGGCTGTCCGGCGTCCTGGAGGGCGATGATCCAATCGTGAAGTGATAGCCGCGTTGCAAGTCGTAATTGCAGCCGCGAACCGTCGCGAGATATTCGTTGCCGTGCTTGATGATCGACGGGTTGCAGGGGTGATACTGCGTCAACGCAGGTATCTCTACCCGCGTGAACGCTTCTCCCATCTGCGTCAGGATCATTAGGCTGGCACTGGAGCTGGCGGGCTGATCGGCGTGATCGGCGGCACGGCAGCGGCGGCGGCGGCAGCGGCCTGAGACTGATCCCACGCGAACGCCTGATTGAAGATGTCGTTAATGACGGCCTCAGCGTAAGCCGTAACTGCCTCTGTCGGCGTAGCCTGTCGCGACACCCACGCCTGTTGCTGGATGTATTCGGGCGGATCGAGCGGATCGGGCTGGTCGGGGCTGTAGGCCGGGTTCGGGATGTCGGTGATGACATTCTCGGTCACCGTGCCGTAGGGCGTTGCGGCCATCAGGTACGTGACGACGCGCTCGCTGTCCGCGTCGGACAGCTCCATTTCGACATCAAGAGTGAGGTTAGGGCTTTTGACGCCGTAGTCGATGATAGCCATTATTCAGTCTCCACTTCAGGTTGCGGCGCGTTGGCCTGAGCCACGGCCCTCTCCAGCTTGTCGATGATCGGCAGCGCGGCGCGAGCGCCTTGGATGCCGGATGCCTTCACTGCGACATCGAGTAAGGCAGAAAGCGAGTTTAGGTCTTCTTGCGTGAAAGTTACTGTGAGCATGTGGTTTCTCTTAATGACGGGAATAGTGGCGATGTGCTGCATTATGGCTCAATCGCGATCTGTTGCGCTGCGCCCGTGGCGAAGAGCGCCATCAACTGTGTCTTACCTGAACCGTTATCAACCGCGTAGATGCGGACGCCGTTGGCTGCTGGTGCGGCGGGAGCGGTCTGCTCGATAAAGCCGAGAGCGCCTCCGGTCGTCGTGTTAGCCCCGCGCACGCCAGTTACACCAGCGGCTTCGCGGGCGAGGATGGTGTCGAGCGACGTTGACTCGGCAGCTCCAGATGTAAAACCAACTACCGCACCGACGCTAAAGCAAACCTGCCCAGAGCCTGTGACCTTAAAAGCGGCCATACGCGCGCCAGCCGAGCGAACGGCTATGGTGCCGCTGCCAGAATACTCAAAGCCGCTTGCTGACTCAAAGTAGAACGCAGCGCCATTGCCCCACATTGTGATGTTGCGGTCGCTTCCAATCGTCAGCGCCGTCGCCAACGCATTCTGCGCCGAGCCGCTCGACCCAGCAGGCGCAACCTGAAAGATCAGCGAGCCGCCAGCGCCCGTGCCGGTGCCCTGAGAGCCGGTGATGGTGAGGTTCGTCCCGGCGGTGTTCGTCGTGCCTGCGACCACGCTCTGGACGCTGAGGGTCTGCGCGACGGGCGTTGCGGCGTCCGCAGCGCCAAGGCGCAGGTTCGCAGCGCCACGGCGGGTGAGGATGAGGTCGAGGTTCCAAGCAAGCTGATAGCTAGTCCCAAAATTCATAGCAGTGTTTGAAACCGTAGCTGCCAACGTGCCACTGTTGCCAAAAAGAGCAAGGCTACCGAACCAGTTCCCAACGCCGGGGCGGCTTGGGGCCGTGCCAGACGCAGGAGCAGCAAAAGTAAATGTTCCGCGCTTATCAATAGACGCTTGGCTCGCACCCCCCACCTGCAAATCCATCAGCAGCGAGGCCGCATTGCTCGCCGTGTCGGTGATGTTGAGCTTGATCGCGGTGGGCGTGCCGGATGTGTTCCACGTGCCCGCGAGGTCCACGAAGCTCGCAGACGCAGAGCCCGTCAGCGAGTAGCCAGTGGCCCCGATGCCGACGGTGTTCGCTGGGACGGTGAATGCGGAAATGGGTATGTTAGGCATGTCAGGCCCTCACGAATAAAGCGGGATGGTGTAGAGAGCGTTGCCGCTCGCGTCAGTAAGCTGGTCGCCGCCTGCGGTCACAAGGAAATAGTAATCAGCAATGACGGGAAGCGTCAGGCTCTGCAAAGTCGCATTCGGGAGGCGCGTGTTGTAGTAGGCGAGGGAGGCGATGTGGCCGTTGAGCCTGCGCGTAGCAAAATCGCTTCCTATATCCATGCGATTAACAACGGGCGGCGTGAAAGTCGCGTCGGTTGTGCCAAGCGTTCCGTCCAAGGCTCTATTTGCATCGTTTGTTGCATATGCCAATGCAAGTTTTACAGAAGCGTTGCTGGCGTAAGCATTGTTGTTGTTCGCCGTCCCTTCGTTCCACAAGGCTTGCTGCGCGCCTGATGCTTGAACTTCTTGATAACCGCTCACACCGACGTTGCCGAGCGATATTCTGTTGGATGCTGTTCCGTCATTTGGCTCAATGATCGAACCATAAGAAGACCCAGCGGCCCTGAATGTTGATGAGTTTACAACAAACGTCCCCTGCGTCTGGTTATACCAGCTTGAGAAGTTCGTCCCCGTCATGCTCACGCTGTCCGCCGAGCGAGCGATAGCGCTTGCTGCGGTGGGAATGTAGCTGGTGGCGAAGGAGCCGAGTTCGGCTTGAGAACCCCATGCGTAAATTCCTGAAACTCCGTCACCAAGGTATGACGATACTGCATCCCCAGTCGTTGGGCCTATGACGATATACTCTGTTCCAGCCGTCGCCGTCCTTGTAACAGTGCAGCGATACCAACCGTTGCCAACAGCGGTCATCGTGGCTGTATGGCTTGCACCTACTGTTCCAATCGTACCAGTGGCGAGGTTAAAATAAGTCGCTACCTCGATCCCGCCATCATAACGAAAACGCAACCACGAACGCTCGCCCGCTTTAGCATACACCGATAAAGTATATGCCGCTGTTGTAAATGTTATACTCTGATAGATATAGTGGGTTGCATTAAGTGAGTTTTCTATTATTTTTTCAGCGGACGTGGTGCCATCCGGCGCGGTTAGTGCGTTAGGCGTAACCGATGCAGAAACCGCTATCCACGAAGCGTTGTCCATCTCTTGCGAGCGCAAACAAATATTCGTCCGCGCTTCCTCGATCAGCAGGCCGCGCGCGACCAGCGTGGCCGGGTTGTAATCAAAGCGAGGGCCGTAGTAGGCGGCGGAGGTGGTAATGACCTGATCTGCAGTGCGAGGCGCGGTTTCATAAGTGGTGACAGAAGCCGTCGCCGCATACACTTCTAGCACATCGCCTGCCGTTGCGACGATCAAACCGCAATAAACATCCGTCCCTGTCGAAATAGGGCCGCTTGTGGAATATTGCGCCCACGTTGACGTGGGGGTAATTACTGACCCGACGTTACTAATCGTCGTGAATAAAATAACTTGGCCGCTTCCGCTGACGCGCCGAACCCATATCGAACTCAAAGTCGAAACGCCGGTCTGCGCTGTTACAGAGTTGTACAAAAAAGTGTCATTTGCGGTTGTGGTAATGCGCGTGGCCGCAGTGCCGCCAACAGGATCTGCAACACCAGCCAACAGCGTTGGCGAGTTCGTCTTGGTCCATACTGCGTTTGTGAACGTGTTAGAATGTAAGAGCAAATTATTCGGCGCATACGTCAGCTTCCCCGTGCTGTCGTACATCGTCGCCAGCGACGGGCGCGAGAACGTGATGCGCGGATCGAGCGTGCCGGTCAGGGCGAACGGCAGGTTGAGGGCGGGGACTGACCCCAGCAGTGCCGACCGCATCCCCAGAAGCATCAGCGCAACCCAACCATGTTGGAGGCCGTGGTTGCAGCCATCACACGGCGCGTCCGCACCCAGATGTACTGACCAGCAGGGACAGCCGTGAACGTCACAACCTGCCCGTCCTCGGTCGTCACAACGACGTTTCCGGTCGTTCCAACGTAGATGTAAGAAAACGCATTGGTCGCCGTATCCGATTTCGTAATTGCCTCAGCATACGTCGGAATAGCTGCCTGAACACCAGGACCGGACATGGCTCAACTCCCAAGAAATACCGCAAGCAATCTAGCACAGCCGCCCTAAAGAGACAAAAGTTAGCCACGCCATCACACAATACCCCGTATCCCACGAGACAAAGGCTTACCCGGCTTCCACGCCAACGCCCGTCCACCTACCATAGCAGCAGTGCCAGCAAATGTCAGGCACAGCGCATCCGCCAAGTCTGGCGACCGCATCCGCCTCTTCCGCATCGAATCCTTGGACTCAACCACCATCTTCCCGTTGCTCTGGAACGTGTACCTGGGCGCAACCAGCTCATGCCGCAGACCGTCGTCCTTCGGCAGCTTAGCCGCACGGGTCGCCAGCCAGTCCTTGACCGACATCCACAGCTCGTCCCGCAAACGATGCGCGTTCGGGTTCATCGCTGTACTTTCCGAGACGTTTACATCCCGCACATTGAAACCCTGCTCGCGAAGACGATCTGCAACTCCGCCCCCAAGGCCAATCGTGTCCACGCAGATCTCGTCAGGGCTATCCATCTTCGCTTCGTTCACAACGACGCCAACGGTCTGCATCAGGTCCAAGCCGCCCCAGGACTTGATCTCAATCACCACGTTCCCGCGTCTCTTGCACAGCGCCGTCCTGTCCGTGCCAAAGCGCGCAACGTCGATCCCGTAGATCATCGGCTCGCTGGGGCTCACCGTGATGTCCCGGATCATCGCGCCGTCCACCAGCTCCGCAGGGATCAGCGTGTCGTCATCCCCAAGCGCAAACTCGCCAAGCACACGTATGCGGAAAGCGTTGCTCTCCTCCCCATACGTCGCCTTGATCTGCGCCACGAAGTCAGCAGCAACGAGCGGATTGTTCAGACAGCTCACATGCATCCGGTTCCAGTCAGACGACAGCTCATGATGCGTCTTGTAGAAAAGACCGCTGTTTTTGGTCGGGTTGGAAATCAGGATCGTCGTCGCGCTGTGTCCCGACATCGAGCCAGCCGCCGCCTCGAATATTGGCTCAGGCACAGCGCTCGCCTCGTCAACCACCAGCAAGACATGCTCCGAGTGAACTCCAGCTAACGCCTCCGGCCTCTCGCTGCTGCTCGTTCTCGCGCTGATGAAGCTGCTCTCCGGCGCGGCCTTGAACGTGATCTTGTCGCTGTAGACCTCAAAGCTCTCGCGTAGGACCGGCGGCAGCTTGTTCAGCCAGGACTTCAGCTCCGCAAACAAAGCATCAAAAAGCTGGCTTGCAGTCGGTGCAGTCACGATAGATTTCTGTGGATAACGGCAGCACATGTGCCAGATCAGCGCCCATGAGCACGCCGTGGACTTCCCGACACCGTGTCCCGCTCGCACGCTGATTCGCCGTTCCGAGCGCGCGATCTTCTTCAGGAACTCCTCCTGCCACGGCTGCGGCTTCGCCCCCAGGACGTTCGTCACGAAGCCAACAGGGTCGTCCCCGTACAGCTCGATGAACTCAATGAATGTATTTTTTTGGGACATTGGCCTAGCCTTTCTGAGAGCTGATATGCTCGAACCAAAGGTCTGCTGCGCGGCGATAAATTGACTCCTGATCTACCCCAAGCATCTTCCTGATTGTCGAAGGGCGCTCCCCGCGAAGGCACATTTCCCTAACCTTCTTTTGCAATTCCGACTCACCAGACCTACGGCCTCGGCCTTTTTGAATCATATCATTGTAGTTAATCTTGGCTGTTCCTAAAAATAAATGAGACGGCTCACAGCATATTTTCACATCACACTTGTGGCAGACATAGCTTGCGTCAGGTATTTTTCCATATGCAATTGTATATGCTGCTCTATGTGCAGTAAGCCTCATGCGTTTTTTGCCATTTTCAAAATCCATCTTGCCATATCCACTTGGGTTTGTCGGACCAACCCAAAGTAAACAGCCTTTCTCATCTCGTCTGGTCTTTCTAAACAAATGGTCTTCAATCTTCTCCTCAACACTCTTTTTGCGGGACATATGGCATCTCCTTTTTTATAAAAAATGAGGATGACATATATGATATAAGGGGGGAAGGGGGGTGTTGGCGTAAACCTTTTTATTTTTCGTCGGTTGATGGATTTTGGAGTGTATCGACAGCGGGGGGTGCATATGCAGCCGCCCCGCCCGAATCGCCCTGCCGGGGGGGCTCTCCATCGCCCATGCTCACGCTATAGTCTGCTGCGCTTAAGGCTAAGGTGCTATCGTCATGCAACCCTATTCCGTCT